CCACGGGAATATCTGCGGCAGCGGGCTTGTAATGGGTTAAGTGATAACAGATGTCTGGAAATATAGGGGCAAATCCATCCGCGTGCTGATGTCGATTATCTGTTTGCGCAGGTAATCGTTCATGAGCAACGTGTCGATACCACGCCTAACTGCGGCAATATGCTGTCTGGTGTTGGGGCATTCGCCATTGAAAATGGTTTGATTGCAGCGACTTCGCCAGTTACTCGCGTACGTATCCGCAACGTCAATACGGGTACGTTCATCGAAGCTGATGTGCAAACGCCAAATGGTGTTGTCGAGTACGAGGGTAGCGCCAGAATTGACGGCGTACCGGGTACTGCCGCACCGGTTGCGCTCACTTTCCTGAATGCCGCTGGAACCAAAACCGGAAAAGTTTTCCCGACTGATAATCAGATTGATTATTTTGACGATGTCCCGGTGACCTGTATCGATATGGCGATGCCAGTCGTCATTATTCCGGCTGAATATCTGGGAAAAACAGGTTATGAATTACCGGCGGAACTGGATGCCGACAAAGCATTATTAGCCCGCATTGAATCTATCCGTCTACAAGCGGGTAAAGCAATGGGCTTAGGTGATGTCAGTAATATGGTTATCCCTAAACCTGTGCTTATTTCTCCAGCGCAGAAAGGCGGGGCAATTAATGTGCGTTATTTTATGCCGCATTCTTGCCATCGCGCGCTGGCGATAACCGGTGCTATTGCTATTTCCAGTAGTTGTGCATTGGAAGGCACCGTCACCCGACAAATCGTCCCTTCTGTAGGATACGGCAATATCAATATTGAACACCCCAGTGGTGCGCTCGACGTTCATTTAAGTAATGAAGGTCAGGATGCCACGACGTTACGCGCATCTGTTATTCGGACGACCAGAAAAATATTTTCCGGTGAAGTTTATCTTCCCTGAAAAAATTCGTTGTCAGGATAAGGACAATCAATAAAGGACTTCTGTATGAGTCATACAGAAAGAACAGGATTTTAAATGAATAAGAAATCGTTATGGAAGCTAATTCTGATATTAGCGATCCCATGTATTATTGGCTTTATGCCAGCTCCGGCAGGATTAAGCGAACTGGCGTGGGTGCTTTTTGGTATTTACCTGGCGGCCATTGTGGGGCTGGTTATCAAGCCTTTCCCGGAACCTGTCGTACTGTTAATTGCCGTTGCTGCCTCAATGGTGGTGGTCGGTAACTTATCCGACGGTGCGTTTAAAACCACCGCCGTATTAAGCGGTTACTCTTCAGGTACCACCTGGCTGGTGTTCTCGGCGTTTACCTTAAGCGCCGCATTTGTGACCACCGGTTTAGGTAAACGTATTGCCTATCTGCTGATTGGTAAAATCGGTAACACCACGCTGGGTCTGGGTTACGTTACGGTATTCCTCGATCTGGTACTGGCTCCGGCAACACCGTCTAACACCGCGCGTGCGGGCGGCATTGTGTTACCGATCATCAACAGCGTGGCGGTGGCTTTGGGGTCCGAACCGGAAAAAAGTCCGCGTCGTGTCGGACATTACCTGATGATGTCCATTTACATGGTCACCAAAACCACCAGCTATATGTTCTTTACCGCAATGGCGGGGAACATTCTGGCGCTGAAAATGATCAACGACATTCTGCACCTGCAAATTAGCTGGGGTGGATGGGCGCTGGCAGCCGGATTGCCGGGCATCATTATGCTGCTGGTCACCCCGCTGGTGATTTACACCATGTATCCACCAGAAATTAAGAAGGTGGATAACAAAACCATCGCTAAAGCGGGCCTTGCCGAACTAGGACCGATGAAAATCCGCGAAAAAATGCTGCTCGGTGTCTTTGTGCTGGCGCTGCTGGGCTGGATTTTCAGTAAGTCTCTGGGGGTTGATGAATCCACCGTGGCAATCGTTGTTATGGCAACCATGCTGCTGCTGGGTATCGTTACCTGGGAAGACGTGGTTAAAAATAAAGGCGGCTGGAATACCTTAATCTGGTACGGCGGTATTATCGGCTTAAGCTCCTTATTATCGAAAGTTAAATTCTTCGAATGGTTAGCTGAAGTCTTTAAAAATAACCTGGCATTTGATGGTCACGGTAACGTTGCTTTCTTCGTTATTATTTTCCTCAGCATTATCGTGCGTTATTTCTTCGCTTCCGGTAGTGCCTATATCGTTGCTATGTTACCGGTATTTGCCATGCTGGCGAACGTCTCCGGCGCACCGTTAATGTTAACCGCGCTGGCACTGTTGTTCTCCAACTCCTATGGCGGCATGGTTACTCACTATGGCGGCGCGGCAGGTCCGGTCATCTTTGGCGTGGGTTATAACGATATTAAATCCTGGTGGTTGGTCGGTGCGGTACTGACGATATTAACCTTCCTGGTGCATATCACCCTCGGCGTGTGGTGGTGGAATATGCTGATCGGCTGGAACATGCTGTAAATATACTCGTCATACTTCAAGTTGCATGTGCTGCGTTTGCGTTCGCTCACCCCAGTCACTTACTTATGTAAGCTCCTGGGGATTCACTCACTTGTCGCCTTCCTGCAACTCGAATTATTTAGAGTATATCCATTTATTATCTTTCTGCGCACTTCACGGTGCGCAGATATCTGGAGCATTTGATGATCAAGTTATCTGAAAAAGGCGTGTTTCTCGCCAGTAATAACGAAATAATTGCCGAAGAACATTTCACCGGCGAAATTAAAAAAGAAGAAGCCAAAAAAGGCACTATTGCCTGGTCTATTCTCTCTTCTCATAATACGTCCGGAAATATGGATAAACTTAAAATTAAGTTTGATTCATTAGCCTCTCACGATATTACCTTTGTTGGTATTGTACAGACCGCTAAAGCGTCCGGAATGGAACGTTTCCCGCTGCCGTATGTGCTGACCAACTGCCATAACTCACTCTGCGCCGTCGGCGGCACCATTAACGGTGATGACCATGTTTTTGGTTTATCGGCAGCTCAGCGTTATGGCGGTATTTTTGTGCCTCCGCATATTGCGGTCATCCATCAATATATGCGTGAGATGATGGCAGGCGGCGGCAAAATGATCCTCGGGTCAGACAGCCACACCCGTTACGGTGCATTAGGGACAATGGCAGTCGGTGAGGGCGGCGGTGAGTTGGTAAAACAGCTGCTTAATGACACCTGGGATATCGACTATCCGGGAGTTGTTGCGGTGCATCTGACCGGAAAACCAGCGCCGTATGTGGGGCCGCAGGATGTGGCGCTGGCTATCATCGGTGCCGTGTTCAAAAACGGCTACGTCAAAAACAAAGTGATGGAATTCGTAGGTCCCGGTGTTGCTGCGCTCTCTACCGATTTCCGTAACAGCGTTGACGTTATGACCACTGAAACGACCTGTTTAAGTTCTGTCTGGCAAACCGATGAAGAAGTCCATAACTGGCTGGCGCTGCACGGTCGCGGCCAGGATTACTGCCAGCTTAACCCTCAACCGATGGCGTACTACGATGGCTGCATCAGCGTTGATTTAAGCGCCATCAAACCAATGATTGCGCTGCCGTTCCACCCGAGCAACGTGTATGAAATCGACACACTGAACCAGAACCTGACCGACATTCTGCGTGAGATTGAAATTGAGTCCGAACGCGTGGCGCACGGTAAAGCCAAACTCTCGCTGCTGGATAAAGTGGAAAATGGTCGCCTGAAAGTGCAGCAGGGGATTATCGCGGGCTGTTCTGGCGGTAACTACGAAAACGTCATCGCGGCGGCGAATGCACTGCGCGGTCAATCCTGTGGCAATGACACCTTCTCGCTGGCAGTTTACCCGTCATCACAGCCGGTGTTTATGGATCTCGCCAAAAAAGGTGTGGTAGCAGATTTGATTGGCGCAGGCGCAATCATCAGAACCGCGTTCTGCGGCCCATGCTTTGGCGCGGGCGATACGCCAATCAACAACGGATTAAGTATTCGCCACACCACGCGCAACTTCCCGAACCGCGAAGGCTCTAAGCCAGCTAATGGGCAGATGTCAGCGGTGGCGTTGATGGACGCTCGTTCTATCGCTGCGACTGCGGCAAACGGTGGCTATTTAACCTCTGCCAGCGAACTTGATTGCTGGGACAACGTGCCGGAGTACGCCTTCGATGTAACGCCGTATAAAAACCGTGTTTATCAGGGCTTTGTGAAAGGGGCAACTCAGCAACCGCTGATTTACGGACCGAACATTAAAGACTGGCCGGAATTGGGTGCGCTGACTGACAATATCGTCCTGAAAGTGTGCTCGAAGATCCTCGACGAAGTGACCACCACCGACGAACTGATTCCTTCCGGTGAAACCTCTTCTTATCGTTCAAATCCGATTGGTCTGGCGGAGTTTACCCTGTCACGCCGCGATCCCGGTTATGTTGGCAGAAGTAAAGCGACTGCTGAGCTGGAAAATCAGCGTCTGGCGGGGAATGTCAGCGAGCTGACAGAGGTGTTTGCGCGCATTAAGCAGATTGCTGGTCAGGAGCATATTGATCCGCTGCAAACTGAAATTGGCAGCATGGTATATGCGGTGAAACCAGGCGATGGTTCTGCGCGTGAACAGGCGGCGAGCTGCCAGCGTGTGATTGGCGGTCTGGCGAATATTGCCGAAGAGTACGCGACTAAACGCTACCGTTCTAACGTCATCAACTGGGGGATGTTACCGCTGCAGATGGCGGAAGTGCCAACCTTTGAAGTGGGGGATTACATTTACATCCCTGGCATTAAAGCGGCGCTGGATAATCCGGGTACGACGTTTAAAGGTTATGTGATCCATGAAGATGCGCCGGTAACGGAAATTACGCTCTATATGGAAAGTCTGACTGCTGAAGAGCGCGAGATTATCAAGGCGGGTAGTTTGATTAACTTCAATAAAAACCGTCAGATGTAAAAAGCGCCATGTAAATGTAGGTCGCATCCGGCACTTATTGTCGGATGCGATGCTTGCGCATCTTATCCGACCTACAAATCGCATCGAACCGTAGGCCGGATAAGGCGTTTACGCCGCATCCGGCAAATAGTTAATTGCTCTTACTTCTTCGCCTCTGCAACCACTTTACTACCCACGCCGCGGTTATTGTATTCCCACATGCGGTTGTAGTTAGTGTCATTCAGATTGCGCTGTATTTCGTCGTTATCATCTACGCTGCCGGTATTACCCGCAAACGGACGATTAGAGATCACCGCATCGGCCCACGGTTTAGCCGTGTTAAAACCTTCGTTGATGGCGCTATCACGGATCACCACCTGACCGTTGGTATTGGCATCAACATCCAGCGAGCGGCCCAGTTGCGCCACACCATCACCGAAAGCATTGAAACGGCTGTTTACGGCGAGGAAACCGTAGTAAATGTTGGACAGCGTAGCCGGTGCAAACACATACGCTTCTTGCTGAGTACGTGAGTTCACCACGCGGAATTCGGTGTTATCGAACACCACTGCGCCGCGACCAGAAACGATATCCACATCCCCTTCAATGTAGCTGTTGGTCACCAGCGTACGCGGCTGACGATTCGTTTCCAGACGGTTCTGCACACCGCTGTTGGTGACAAAGAAGGTGTTCTGACGACCGAGAATGTTAACGTTGTTAATCTGTACCTGGTCACCATCAGTACGCAGTGCCACCGCCGGATGGTTACCTGCATCTACGCTATCGCCCAGCGTGTTTTCGATGGTCAGATTTTGCAGTTGCAGGCCATTGTTTTGTGACCAGAAGACCGCAGAGCAGAGAACACCGATACTGTCGCTGCGTTTGCTCTGGCAGCTATCGTACATATACCACGCTGGTTTACCTGGCATATATTTGCCGCGCGGGTTGACGTCGTGACGCCAGTCGGCAGGGCTCATGCCACCATCAAGGGAAAGCCCAATCTTCACATCAATCGGTTTTTCACCTGTACCGTACAGAGTAATTCCACCCGGAGCGGCAGGGACATATACCGTTCCCTGATACTCACCAGGCATCACGGCAATATACTGGCGCTTGTTGGTACGCTTGATAATTGCCGCATCTACCGCCGCCTGAATCGTGGTATGCGTTACACCTTGAGTGCCCGCCGGGCCGACAACAAAGTCAGGTTGCGCAGGCAGGGTAATCGGGGAAGGATTCCACGCTGCAGCACCTGGTGTCAGGGATGCAAAATAGTGTTGAGCATCGAAATTCTGCGCTTCTTTTGCCGACAGAATCGGGCGAGAAGAGGTACCAGGCGCGGTTTGATCAGAAGGACGTTGATCGGGCGGGGTTGAGCTACAGGCGGTCAGCGTCACGCCAAAAGCCAATGCCAGCGCCAGACGGGAAACTGAAAATGTGTTCACAGGTTGCTCCGGGCTATGAAATAGAAAAATGAATCCGTTGAAGCCTGCTTTTTTATACTAAGTTGGCATTATAAAAAAGCATTGCTTATCAATTTGTTGCAACGAACAGGTCATTATCAGTCAAAATAAAATCATTATTTGATTTCAATTTTGTCCCACTCCCTGCCTCTGTCATCACGATACTGTGATGCCATGGTGTCCGACTTGTGCCCGAGAAGATGTTGAGCAAACTTATCGCTTATCTGCTTCTCATAGAGTCTTGCAGACAAACTGCGCAACTCGTGAAAGGTAGGTGGATCCCCTTCGAAGGAAAGACCTGATGCTTTTCGTGCGCGCATAAAATACCTTGATACTGTGCCGGATGAAAGCGGTTCACGACGAGTAGATGCAATTATGGTTTCTCCGCCAAGAATCTCTTTGCATTTATCAAGTGTTTCCTTCATTGATATCCCGAGAGCATCAACATGCAATGTTGTAGGGATGGCAATTTTTACGCCTGTTTTGCTTTGCTCGACATAAAGATATCCATCTACGATATCAGACCACTTCATTTCGCATAAATCACCAACTCGTTGCCCGGTAACAACAGCCAGTTCCATTGCAAGTCTGAGCCAACATGGTGATGATTCTGCTGCTTGATAAATTTTCAGGTATTCGTCAGCCGTAAGTCTTGATCTCCTTACCTCTGATTTTGCTGCGCGAGTGGCAGCGACCGGGTTTGTTGTTATATGGCCTTCAGCTATTGCCTCTCGGAATGCATCGCTCAGTGTTGATCTGATTAACTTGGCTGATGCCGCCTTGCCCTCGTCTATGTATCCATTGAGCATTGCCGCAATTTCTTTTGTGGTGATGTCTTCAAGTGGAGCATCAGGCAGCCCCCTCCTTATTGCTTTAATTTTGCTCATGTAATTTATGAGTGTCTTCTGCTTGATTCCTCTGCTGGCGAGGATTTTTTCGTAGCGATCAAGCCATGAATGTAACGTAACAGAATTATCACTGTTGATTCTCGCTGTCAGAGGCTTGTGTTTGTGTCCTGAAAATAACTCAATGTTGGCCTGTATAGCTTCAGTGATTGCGATTCGCCTGTCTCGGCCTAATCCAAACTCTTTACCCGTCCTTGGGTCCCTGTAGCAGTAATATCCATTGTTTCTTATATAAAGGTTAGGGGGTAAATCCCGGCGCTCATGACTTCGCCTTCTTCCCATTTCTGATCCTCTTCAAAAGGCTACCTGTTACTGGTCGATTTAAGTCAACCTTTACCGCTGATTCGTGGAACAAATACTCTCTTCCATCCTTAACCGGAGGAGGGAATATCCTGCACTCGCGTACCCATCGACGAACTGTTTCAAGGCTCCTTGGGCGTCGCTGGCGTGCGTTCCACTCCTGAAGTGTCAAGTACATCGCAAAGTCTCCGCAATTACTCGCAAGGGAGCGAGTATTGGTTTATTTTCTCCAACAAAAAAGGAGCCGAAGCTCCTTTGATGATTAAAATTCGAATTGTCTCGCCCGAAGGCTTTTCAGCATTGGTTTTGCCCGTTCGAAAAGGGCGCTTGCTTGGTCAAGTCGTGTCGCCTCCCTTAGCAGTACATCTCTGTTTTTCGTCACCGTGTAAAAAGTTTCAAACGCGATGTCATACAGCTTGCTCGTGTATGATGAGTTCAGTTCCTTCAATATCGGGTACAGACGTTTGCAGATGTCCTGCGCATTCTCCATCTGTACCTGCATATAGCAAAGGAGGATGATTTCTTCGTCTGTGAATTGCTGCGCTGGTTGCATGCTGCGAAGTTTCTTTTCGCACTCGATGAAGTATCGGCGTATCTGGCGGCCTTTTTCGTTACGCTCGACCATCGCCGTTTCTTTGGCTGTATCGAGGGTGAGGTGATAGTCTTTGCTACGGCGATCGCCTCCTCGACCTTTGATTTCCCGATTTGGGGAAACCAAAATATAGTCCTGATTTTCAACGAAACCATATTCAGCAATGCGTTCTGTAATCCACGATGCAAAGCGTTTACCTACCCCAAGAAAAGTATGTAAATCACGGGCATTAACGAGAAGAGTTGTTTCGTTGGATATAGTGCCGTTGAATACGGGGATGAGTTGACTGGTCATTTTTATGTCCTTTGCATTTGTTCAGATAGCCCTGTGTTCAGCAGGGCGGTCAGGTACTTGAACACCGTGCAAAGTCGGCCCGTATCCTTAACCTTTCGGCTGTTTTTCGGTATACGCGCTACCCGACCATATCTGAAAAATGGACATAAAAAATCCGCATGACTGACGGGTGCGGTTTCCGCTTTGCAAGGTGTGTTCAGCACCATGAAGCGGAATATAGCCCCGTTAATGCGGTGTTGTCAAATCATGTAGGCCTTATCTTGCTGTAAGCCGCGCCATTCGGGCTTTTCCCCACATTTGGGGAAAACTATCTTGTCAAAATCATGCAGCCTTTCGCCCTCCTTCGATGAGTTCCTCTATTTTGTGCACTCCAGCCTCGTTGTACCGAAATGTTTCAACCTGCTTGTCATTGTGCGCCGATTTGTCGATGAACCACTTCCCGTACTTTTCTGTTTTGAGCATGTAGGTGTTGGCTATGCGTCCTACCTTGTTGGCTGAAATACCGTAGCGCTGGCCGACTTCCGTAGCAGAGTAGTAGTGCTCTGAGATAGCTGGCAGAGGTACAACATCGCGACCAACAATCGGGTTGAACACTCCAGCTACTGCTGCCTGCTTTGATTCTGAGGACAGATTCGGGAACATATTCACCAGTCGATCCGCCACGTTCAAAGCTATTTCCATGGCTCGCGCACGGTCTAGGCTACTTTCTGGTTGCGGTACTGGTTGAGGATGGTTGGCAACCTTTTCGCGCTGATTGAAGTAGCCGTCCTCCAGTTTTTCGAACACGTCCCATGCCTGATCCGTTTCGAGCATCTTCGCGTGACGGGCGGCTCCGCGCTCTGTCCAGAGGATGAGGTGGCGTGCATTTGGGGCAATTTTCACAAAGTAGTTTAAAGCTACTTTGTGTTTTAGCGCGCGCAGCTCGTCACCAACGACCTTGTAGAAGTGTACCCCCTCAACAAAGCGCGACTTGTTTTCATGATGGTTTTGCCGGATGCGCACAACATCCGTTCCGTACAACTGCGCCAATAGTTCGCTGGTGATGACGTTGGTTTGTTTGTAGGTGATTGGTGAAAGTGTTTCAACAGAAATTTGAGCATTCATAGCGTCCTCACATTGGCTTTTGCATTGAAGAAAGCTTGACGGTGAACTCGCCGTAACGAGTTCAGATAAAAGAAATCCCCGCGAGTGCGAGGATTGTTATTTACCTTTGACGGCAAGTTGCAGGTTAGCCACGGTTAACCTCCTGCGGCGGTTCTGGTAGCTGCATCCAGTGGGTTACCTCTTTGAGATACAGGTCTTCGCCATCACCGTCATCCCAAGTGGGATTGCCATCATTAAACCAGTCGCCATATACGCCGACCTGAGTGTTGGGGATGTTTGGTGGGTAGTTGTTTTTAAAGTCAGCTGCTAACACATAGCATTGTCGCTCTCCCATTTCTGGCATTCGCTCACTACAGCTTATCCAGGCATCCGGAGTTACCGGCACTGGCTGGGCGGTATAAAGCGGTGTTATATCTGCCCGAAAATTACATGCTTTATGCAGCCGCACCCACCGTTCGACTTCTGCTTTGTCAGAATACATACCAGTGAACGTGTTATATTCACGGTCAATTTGCGTGAAGGTTACCTTCCACGCCACCGGCTCTGCTGTCAGCGATGCCAGAGCAATTTCATAAGCACGGCGTTCAACATTGTCTCGCACATCCAAACTGCTGATACGCTCTTTGATTTCTTTAATCAGTTCTTTGTCGTTCACTTATGCCTCCGATTCCCGGATGTCACCCAAATCAACGCTACAATGCCAACCAGTGCAACGAGCGCAAAACTATCAAGCATCTCCAACCTCTTTAACGGTAACTGTCTGTGCCTCCAGTTCTGCTATGCGCTTTTCTGAGGCTTCAAGTAACGCCTGCTTATCGCGTAGCGCTTCTTCCAGTTCAGCAACATGGCATTCACTATCAATAAGGTTGTTCTCTGCTGCTTCCAGCTCAACACGCAACTTCCCTACCGTTAGCGCAATTTCCTCGTTCTCCTGATCGCGGCTTTTGATGTATTGCAGGTTTCTTTCCCGTTCATCCAGTAGTGCCAGCGCAACATTTGGATTAAAAGCAGCAATAAATTCAGCGTTTGCATAAGCCTGAACATCTGTTTCAACCAGGCAGTTAACATGACATTCCGCAATCACACCACCGGGTTCTCCTTTCCATTTTTGACAAACAAAAACTCCTGTTATATTCCCATGCTGATTGCCCGATGTATGCCCTACGATGTAGCTCCCTTTCGTTGCCTTTTCTGCCGCATCACGCAGTGCCTGGTAATTAATTTTGCTCACTGTTTGCCTCCTTTGCGCCACATCGCATTCAGATATTTGTTTTGATTTACTGACGGAAAAGAATTTCTCTTAAGCAATTCCTCTCTCGATGGCATTGGCTTTACGCGTTGGCGAATAATCATTTCTGCCGGAAGAATGCCGGGATTGTATGCAAGTCCTCTCATGATTTACTCTCCACGAACTGGTCAACGGCCATGCTAAGTGACACACCTAAAGTCTCGATATGCTGCTGAATATCCTGTAGCGTCCGCGCCTGAGATAACAGAATTTCACGGTTGCATAACTCTTTAACCAGATGCTCAAACTTGCTGTAATAACCGATACGGCTTAGTGTTTCTTTCCCTGCATTCTCACCTTCTTTGATAATTCCTCTTTCACTAAGAATCAGGTCGTGTTTGGTTCCGGTAATAACGTATTTTCCGAGGTCGATGTTTAGCTTCATTGTTTTCATTGTTAATTCCTCAGTCATTACTGATAGCGCCATAGCGTGAGCGGTAATTACGCAGGCGCGGGTCAATTTCAGGGAAGTGGGTATATGTGGCTTTGCGGAATGGTCGGATTGATGTCTGGTAAATTCGCTCTCGTTCTTCTTTCTCTGCAAGCCATATACAGTGGCGAAATTCCTTTTCCTCTTTCGTTTCCTGCGGTAGCGACATTATCCGATCGTAGTTTTTTCTGAATTTATCCAGCACCTCCGATACGGAATTGCCGGAACAGCGGCGCGGGTCATCCGCACCATACAGAGGCGCTGGCATAATGGGAGCCTTATTTTCAGTAATCAGAAAGGAGGGTAATCGTTCTGGCTGTAACCATAATCATCTGCATGATTCTGGCTTACGTTTTTAGCGCGATTGTCTTTATCTTTGAGGCTGGCAACCATGTTGGCGATAGTTTCTGGTTGCTTGCCTTCCGACTTTTCTTTAAGGGTTTGACCTGTTTGTGCAATAAACGGGATGCGTATTTCCATCTGGTAGCTGTCTGCGCCAGTCTTTTTGTTTGTGGTTAATACTTTCTGGAGCACTAACCCGATTTTCTTTCCATGAAATTCAGGAGCAACAAATTTACTGGCGGAAACCATATGTTGCGTTAACTGCTTAATCCCAACACACCCCATCATGGCATGAACGACGTTTGCACCAAACTTGTTTTCCGTTCCGTCATTTTTCTGAACACAAACGCTAAGATATTGGATTTTACGTCCGTCGTCGGATTCGCCAGAAAGCTCAATAAATTTTGCGCCTTTTTCTGATTGCTTTAGTTCTGCTTCAGTAATGGTAATGATATGAGCGCCAGTTTCGTTAATAAAACCACCTTGCCCTGCGGTCAGTGCTGCTTCTTCGTTATAAGTAAAAATCACGTTGCTCATGCGGCGTTTTCCTTAATTTGATGAACATTATTGATGCCGTAGTAATCACAAACAGTGGCATCGACGAAAGAGAGATCGTTATCAATCTCATTGGAGTCAAACATTCCCATTGGGGATTTAACAGTGTCTGCACCGTTGTTTTTCGTGGTGAAAAAGAACTGGTCATCACGGGTAAGGGTGCGAAGAACTATAGTAAACATGCCTTCGACAGTGATTTTCTCGTCCAGCATTTTTCCTATAGTTTTCATTTTCACGCGCCCCATAGGGGTTTCTTCGGTGTGCGCAAGAAAATAGACTCTCAGGTCATCTGGCGCATCCTGTGCAGCCTTAATCACCTCCCATGCGTGGCGGCCTATCTCAGTAAATTTATCAAACGATTTTTCTTCTGAGCGGCGCATAAACTCATTGCTCATCACATACTGGAAGTCATCAACAATAACGATTCTTTTCCCGTATTCGTGAGCACGCTTAATTACGGCAACTATTACGTCCCATTTATCAGTGGTAACTACGGTTCCTTTTTTTGCTCTGGCATCCCATGCCAGCCAGTCTTTTGATTTAAATGGCAGCGGCTTGCCTATTGGTTTTATAAGTATTGCTTCCTCTGGATTGATATTTCTCATGCTGGTTGATTTTCCGGTGCCAGACTCACCGAGTATTAATGTCGCAGTTCCCATAATTTGCCTCAGAATGGTAATTCGGATGGGGAGGAAAGAAACTCGCGCTCATTCATGCGCTCTCTTTGTGCCTGCCATAAACAAAGTTGTTTCTTTGATTTATCTCCCGCTTTACGCCAGTAACGAGCCTCAGCAATGTGATATTCTCTTTTTAATCGACTTAACTCTGGAGTTTTCGCCAGCTCTACCGGAATCATTTTGACCTCCATTTTTTATAGGCTTCGACGGCTTCACGAAACATCTTTTCATCGCCAATAAAAGTGGCGATAGTGAATTTAGTCTGGATAGCCATAAGTGTTTTATCCATTTTTGGGAACTCCTGGCTGATTAAGTACGTCGATGAGTCGTTTCCATCCGTCACGTAATTTACGGGTGATTCGTTCAAGTAAAGATTCGGAAGGGCAGCCAGCAACAGGCCACCCTGCAATGGCATATTGCATGGTGTGCTCCTTATTTACGCTTTAAATTGCTCCGTGTATTCACTCGTTGGAATGAATACACAGTGCAGTGTTTATTCTGTTGTTTATGCCAAAAATAAAGACCAACTATGCGGCCTCGGAAGGAAGTCCAATCATCTTATTCAAATCTTCTACCCGTAAAGCAGGAAGTGCTGTACTTGCTTTATCTGCTTCTTTTGGTAGCAATTCTTTGCTTTCAGGCCAAACTTCAATAAGTCGCTTAACTGTTGTGACTGAGTTCAAAGCAGCCCATACATTTGATTCGATATCCTTTTTCCTGGCTTTAAGTTTTTGTTGCAATGCGCAGATTTCATCAAACCTTTTTGTTATTTCGTGTTCTGCGCTAAACATGCATTTATCTCTGGTCGGAGTAGGGAGCAATATATCTTCGCCGTTGCCGTCTTTCCCATATGAATACCATCCAACCCTTCTGCCAGATACAGTCAGATAAATTGAAGTAGAACGAACATCGCATGAGTAAAATGAACATCCCATCTTTTCAAGTTCTTCACTTATAGCTACCAACTTGGATGATAACTGATCCACTTCCTCAGTTTTCTTCTTCCCGCCAAACGCAACAACTCTGGCGTCAAGTGCAAGCTGGTTCTTTAGCTTTGTTACTTCTTCAAGTTCAGTGAACACCCCGGACTTAATTAAAGCGTTGCGTGCTATTACTTCTTTTATTCTCGTTGTTAAGCGGATTGATGACATATTAATTCCTCTCAAATAAGTGGTTTGCTGCCTGATTTCATTTTCTGGCGACCAACACAAGTCACACCCATTTCACTGCGTGGCTTGCTGTACCATGTGCGCTGATTCTTGCGCTCAATACGTTGCAGGTTGCTTTCAATCTGTTCGTGGTATTCAGCCAGCACCGTAAGGTCTATCGGATTCAGTGCGCTTTCTACTCGTGATTTCGGTTTGCGATTCAGCGAGAGAATAGGGCGGTTAACTGGTTTTGCGCTTACCCCAACCAACAGGGGATTTGCTGCTTTCCATTTAGCCTGTTTCTCTGCGCGACGTTCGCGGCGGCGTGTTTGTACATCCATCTGGATTCTCCTGTCAGTTAGCTTTGGTTGTGTGTGGGAGTCGTAGTCCTGAACGAAAACACCCCGCAATGGCACATTGGCAGCTAATCCGGATTCGCACTTCCGGCCAATGCTTCGTTTCGTATCACACACACCAAAGCCTTCTGCTTTGAATGCTGCCCTTCTTCAGGGCTTAATTTTTAAGAGCATCACCTTTATGGTGGTCAGTGCGTCCTGTTGATGTGCTTAGCATCACCGCCAGTGGTATTTATGTCAACACCGCCAGAGATAATTTATCACCGCAGATGGTTATCTGTATGTTTTTTATATAGATTTATTTTTTGCCGGGGTGTGTTGCTGGGGTTGGTGATCGAGAGATCAGAATTGCACTGTTTAGTGAGTTGTATCTATTAATTTTAAAATAAATACAATTGGTTATGTATTTTTTTGGGGGCGTGAGGCAAAGAAAACCCGGCGCTGAGGCCGGGTTGCTATTTGTTTGAGAATTTTAGAAGTTGAAAAAGTATGATGCTTATATGCATCATTGATGAAGCTGACAGGCCGATCGATAAGGATGGCAACAAGGCAATTGGTTGCTTACTGGTGGCCATTAAAAACAAACCCATAAAAAAAACAATGCCAAGTTCCGCAAAGGTCAGTGCATACAGAATGATGACAGATGTCATATATCCGTAAGCCTTTACTTTTTGCATGTTTTTTCCTCTGATGCCGATGACGAATGTCAACGCGGCAATGAGTATTGCGATAGTAGTCCCTGCATATGAAGATATAGCTGCGCCCAGCGCGTCTCTGTGCTCGGTGAACGAAATTGATGAGGCAACGCTACGGAAAATGCAGTAGACGACAATAGTTAAAAGTATTGGTAAAACGAATAGCAATACGCCGGGAACGATCCTGTGCTCTCTCATGCTTCCTCCATCACCCTTAGGTATTCACTCTTACTCGTCTTCACAAAAATCTTTATAACTTTTCGTTATGACATTTTTCATTCTTATATAGCAAATTTCCATTTCCTCGGCAATTTCTTCATTTGTCGATTTGTAAATGTTGGCGCTGATATGCCCCTTGCTTGAAAGGTAGTAGTCAGTTAACAAATCAGCTGCGTACTCCTTTGCTTTAAGGTGTATGTCGCTATGAGAATCATCGGCATTACGAATCAGTTCCTTTGACATGTTGCTAATATTTCTCATTCTTTTGGGTTTTATTGTTATTTCTATACCTTCAAGAAGCTCTTCTTCGATAGTTTCTATCCCGGCGGCCCTCAGTAGAGGAGAAAAAAGCTTGGAGCCAGACTCAACTCTTAAGGTTGTTCTACCGATGAACTCCATGTCGAGAGCATCATCTCTGGTTACGTCTCTCATCAGAGGTTCTAAACATAGTTTGAATGGATTTGTTATGTTCAATTTATTAGATAAGTAAATTTCAAGCTCACGAATTCTTGGCCCGTGTTGAGTGCAGGCGTAACCAACGATGCCATCCTTGATCAACAGGAATGATGGAAATGCTAGCGTTTCGTCACTACCTAATACGTTTTTAATTTCATCGACTGATAGTGTGGTTTTATTGACCCTTTTAACCAAGTCTGAGTCGTATGTTTTTGTTATTAAATAACATTCTCTGCTGATGTGATGAGCGAATATAAAGTAATCATCAATCTCTAAGGCATTATTTTTTGCTTTGATTACCTGTTCGGATAAGCCTGACACCAAATCAATAGGGAAACGTTCCTTACCGTTTTGTTGATAGAAAGCGTAAAAATTAAGTTTCATATATCAATCCGTTATATCTGGCGTAAGTCATCATATCGTTAAAGTACATAAAATTTCTTTTTGCGTTGATGTAATGAATGGCAGCTTGAAAACCTGCTGGTAATCCTACGCCCGGAGCACTTTTCCATCCATCACCCAAACGTCTCTTCAGGCCACTGGCTGGCGATAACTTTCCCCACAACGGAACAACTCTCATTGCATGGGATCATTGGGTACTGTGGGTTTAGTGGTTGTAAAAACACATGACCACTATCCCTGATCAGTTTCTTGAAAGTAAATTCATCACCACCAAGTCTGGCTATGCAGAAATCGCCGGGCTCAACAGCCTGCTCAGGGTCAACAAGAATTAACATCCCGTCAGGAAAGCTTGGCTTGGATCCTGTTGGCGCGGTCATGGAATTACCTTCAACCTCAAGCCAGAATGCAGAATCACTGGCTTTTTTGGTTGTGCTTACCCATCTCTCCGCATCACCTTTGGTAAAGGTTCTAAGCTCAGGCGAGAACATCCCGGCCTGAACATGAGAAAAAACAGGGTACTCATACTCACTTCTAAGTGACGGCTGCATACTAACCGCTTCATACATCTCGTAGATTTCTCTGGCGATTGAAGGGCTAAATTCTTCAACGCTAACGTTGAGAATTTTTGCAAGCAATGCGGCGTTATAAGCATTTAATGCATTGATGCCATTAAATAAAGCACCAACGCCTGACTGCCCCATCCCCATCTTGTCTGCGACAGATTCCTGGGATAAGCCAAGTTCATTTTTCTTTTTTTCATAAATAGCTTTAAGGCGACGTGCGTCCTCAAGCTGCTCTTGTGTTAATGGTTTCTTTTTTGCGCTCATACTTTAAATCTATCACCGCAAGGGATAAATATCTAACACCGTGCGTGTTGACCATTTTACCTCTAGCGGTGATAATGGTTGCATGTACTAAGGAGGTTGTATGGAACAACGCATAACCCTGAAAGATTATGCAATGCGCTTTGGGCAAACCAAGACAGCTAAAGATCTCGGCGTATATCAAAGCGCGATCAACAAGGCCATTCATGCAGGCCGAAATATTTTTTTAACTATAAACGCTGATGGAAGCGTTTATGCGGAAGAGGTAAAGCCTTTCCCGAGTAACAAAAAAACAACAGCATAAATAACCCCGCTCTTACACATTCCAGCCCTGAAAAAGGGCATCAAATTAAACCACACCTATGGTGTATGTATTTATTTGCATGCATTCAATCAATTGTTATCTAAGGAAATACTTACATATGGTTCGTGCAAACAAACGCAACGAGGCTCTACGAATCGAGAGTGCGTTGCTTAACAAAATCGCAATGCTTGGAACTGAGAAGACAGCGGAAGCTGTGGGAGTTGATAAGTCGCAGATCAGCAGGTGGAAGAGGGATTGGATTCCAAAGTTCTCAATGCTGCTTGCTGTTCTTGAATGGGGCGTCGTTGACGACGATATGGCTCGATTGGCACGACAAGTTGCTTCGATTCTCACCAATAAAAAACGCCCGGTGTGCAAGACCGAGCGTTCTGATCAAATACAGATGGAATTCTGAGGGAATTACTGGATCAATCCACAGGAGTCATTATGACAAATACAGCAAAAATACTCAACTTCGGCAGAGGTAACTTTGCCGAACAGGAGCTAAGAGTGGCTGATATCGATGATGGTTACACCAGATTCGCTAACGAGCTGCTGGAAGCTATCGCAAGTGCCGATTTAACCGCTCGCCAGTTGAAAGTTATGCTGGCCTACGTCCGGAAAACATATGGATTCAATAAGAAAACAGATCGAATAGCCGATGAGCAAATTGCTCAGTTAACAGGACTATCAAGGCAGAATGTTAACAAGGCTAAAAAAGAACTGATTTCAATGAATTGCCTGTTTATGGATGGAAATCAAATCGGTGTAAACAGGGAGGTATCTGCGTGGCAATTCAGCAAGTGTCTCCAAGTTAGCAACTTTGTCTCGAAGTTAGAGACAAAAAATGTCTCCAAATTAGAGACACTCAATGTCTCGAAGTTAGAGACACACAAAAGACATTCTTTAAAGACAAAAGAAAATATTAATAAACCCCCTATATCCCCCAAAAAAGTTTCTCAGAAGTTCGACCCGCTAGAAACAGAGTTGCCTGATTGGTTATCAGCAGAAACATGGTTGTCGTGGGTTACCTATCGCAAGGAGATAGGTAAGTCGATCAAGTCTAAGCAAAGCGTCACTCAGGCTATCAACGTTCTAAGCAGAAGTCTGGAGAAGGGATATACACCTGAAGAAATTATAAACCAGAGCATCGCCAGTGGTTGGCAGGGGATTTTTGAGCCCAAGACTCCAAAGGGGAAATCTTGAACCGCCCCGGGTTTCCTGGAGAGTGTTTTATCTGTGAACTCAGGCTGCCAGATCATCGTTTCCGATGGAAGCATAATAAGCTTTTTCT